CCAATAAGATTAGCTTATACGGCTTATAGCAGAGGTAGGTATGATTGTTGGAGCATAGGGAGTTCCTCTCCTCAAAAAGTATCTCTAGCTGGAATACAAGATAATAGAAGATACTATTTAGAATAATGACTGAAGAAGAATTTTATAGATTTATAATGAAAATGGAAGAAGAAGTGTGGGGGGAATATGACAAAAGTTTATAAAAAACAAATAGGAGGAGCTCATTATAAAAGTATGAAGATTCAACCTGCTCAGTTTATAAATGAAAATAATTTGCCTTTTGCAGAAGGGAATGCTATTAAATATATTTGTAGGCATAGACATAAAGGAGAAGTTCAAGATTTGGAAAAAGCAAAACACTATATTGATATGATTATTGAAAGAGATTATGTGTAATACTCCAGAGGATTTGGACCTACAAGGTATAGACACAGTAGCTATTGATTTAGAAACATATGATCCTAACTTAAAAACAAAAGGGTTGGGTGCGATAAGAGGAGATGGTTTTATAACTGGAGTCGCTGTTGCAACAGGAAAAGATACTGTTTACTTCCCTTTACATCACTCTGACGTTGTTAAATCAGACGATGAGAAGAAAGAGTTTTGGGATCAAATGAATAAAAAACTTTTGCAAAACGATAAAATTACAAAAGTATTTCATAATGCAATGTATGACGTTTGTTGGTTGAGAGTAGAAACAGGCAAGATGTTAAAAGGAAGATTAGTTGACACTATGATAGCAGCTTCTGTAATTGACGAAAATAGATTTAAATATTCATTAGACTCTTTATCAAAAGACATTCTTGATGATAGAAAATATAAATATGATTTACAGGAAAAAACTTTTCAATGGTCAAATGGTATGCAAAAAGATCCAATATCTAACATGCATAAAATGCCAGCATCCATTGTAAAAGAATATGCGAAACAAGACGTTAATTTGACTTTTAGGTTATGGAAAATATTTGATAAAGAATTAGACAAAGTATTATACATAAAACTTAAAAACAATAAAGAGTATACATGTAGAAATATATTTGAGTTAGAAACAAAATTGTTCCCGTGTTTAGTTGACATGAAATTCAAGGGAGTAAGAATAGATGCCCAAAAATTAGAAAATTTTGGAAAGAAATTAAAGTACAGAAGAGATAATTTATTAAACATTATAAAGAAACATACCAAAGTAAAGATACAACTATGGGCTGCAAACTCTATAAAAGAGTTATTACATAATCAAAAAATAAAAAATTATGAGAAGACACCTAAATCTGGAATGCCAAAACTTCCAAAAGATTATTTAAAAACACATTCAAATAGATTTTTAAGAATGGTGTCAAAAGCCAGAGAGGCTGATAAAGTTGTAAATACTTTTATTGAAGGATTAAAAGGATACATACATAATGGAAGAATACATGCAGATATAAATCAGATTAGATCTGATCAAGGAGGCACCGTAACTGGTAGGTTTAGTATGTCTAACCCAAACCTACAACAGATTCCTGCAAAAGGTTATATTGGCAAAAAAATGAGAGAAGTATTTTTACCTGAAGAGGGTCATAAATGGGGTAGTTTTGACTACTCTCAACAAGAACCACGAATTGTAGTTCATTATGCAGTTAAACATAACCTATCAAAAACAAGTGAATTAAGAGATAAATTCAATAATGATGAAGCAGATTTTCATAAAATTGTAGCTGAAATGGCACACATACCAAGGAAACAAGCTAAAACTATTAATCTTGGTTTATTCTACGGTATGGGTAAAGGTAAATTACAACAAGAACTTAATCTAGATAAGGTTCAAGCAAAAAAATTATTTGATACTTATCATCAGAAAGTTCCTTTCGTTAAACAACTATCAGATGGTTTAATACAGTTTGCTACAGACAATAAATTAATTTTTACTCTTGAAGATAGGTTCTGTAGATTTGATAAATATGAAAATGTTAACAAAAAGTGGTTCCATAAGGAACGTAAATTTAAAGAATGGGATCCTGAAGCTAAAGTAGTTAAAAACGAAGACGGTACAATTTCTTATGAAGGAGAATATGTAACTCCTAGACTCTTAACCAAAGAGCAAGCAGACAAAGAGTTTAAAAAATTATTTAACTCAAAGTCTAAGAAAAAAATAGAGAAACACACGGAAAAGGAAAGAGAGCAATACTTTAATAATTATTTTACTTCGGCCTTTACTTATAAAGCTTTAAATAGATTGATACAGGGGTCTGCTGCGGACATGACTAAAAAAGCAATGGTGTTGTTATACAGGAATGGCATTTTACCTCACATTCAAATTCACGATGAATTATGCATTTCTATAATAGATAAAGAGCAAGCTAAAAAGATAAAAGATATAATGGAAAAAGCAATTATACTTGAAATCCCCAATAAAGTAGACTATGAATCAGGACCCAATTGGGGTAATATCAAACCTGAGTAAAATTAGGAGGAAATATGGAAAAAGTGAAACAACTTTGGACATTAGCAAAAGCTAATCCAAAAATCTCTATCGCTATAGCGGTAGTAATTGTTGCCATTTATTTTTTAGTAAACTAGGAGTTTTATGAGAGATGGCTTACCTAAATGCAAACATTCCTGTGACTTACGCACAGATCAGGAGAGAATATCTCTATGACCTTAAAGCCCACCATGGAGAGGTGGAGGATTGTATTATATTTGGGTTGGCATCGATTACGGGACGTCCTATACTCTTTCACGCTATTATGGAGAATGGTGCGATCTTTTACCGTCTCCCTATATCAGCATTCATTCAAAGAGGATTTAGAGAAGATCAAGTTCCTAGATATAGACTTGATGAGCTGGAGCTATGGAACTGCTTTAGTTATTATCCTGCTGTTACTTCTTTTGATATCTTAGACGGCCAATCTGGAAAGTTTTTTGGAAAAGATAAGAAAACTCATCCAGGTGCATATCTTTTTACAGTTGACTGGGCGCACCCAGAGAGTAATATAGTAGACACTGATCATTCAGAAATTCCGCACGAACATAAGTGCGCACACATTCTCGCTCTAGAGAATGGAAATTATGCAGCACAACCTAACAATCGTATCCTTTGGGATATCCCTTCGTTTACGGTAAAGGATGAAGTACCAGATTGGAAGGTTCAAACTTCTGAATGGAACGTAGAAGATAGCCGTAAATGGAAAACTGAAGATACCGATAGGTTCTTCTATGATATTGAGGAAAAGAAAAATGATTAAATGGATTAAATCTTTAATAGAAAAAGTTTTTGGTAAGTTCTGTAAATGTGAAGAACCAGTTATATTAGAGGATGAAGAATATTTAGCAGAGGAAAAAGCCCTGGCTGACCATGCGGAATCTTTTAAGGAGATAATTGAGCCTGAAAAAATTCAATGAAACACACACTCAAGATTTAAAAAGTCTTGCCCTATTTGTGTTGAGGCAGCTAAATGACCAAAAGATGTAAAAATTGTAATTGTGAATGTCACTGTGATGGTGATATTCATGGAGATGTGTACGGAGCATGTACTTGTGAAAATTGTAAATGTCGTGAAGTAAAAGATGAGCCAGAAGGTCTTGTTATTGATGAGACTGGAGAATGTGAATCGTGTCAATAGGAGGTAAAGTGAATTATTATTTTACAGGAGCGTTAATTATATTATTAATGTTATTTGTCTTCTTTGTTAGACCAGCACATCCAGACACTACACAGACAAACGTTAGTGGATCTAACACAGCAATTGAAGGAGGGTATGAATCAACTACAGAAACTACATATCAATCTGGATCTGAATCCACAACTACAACTAATAATACTACAAATTCAGATATAAGATCATCACCACCATCAGCAGGAGCTCCAGCATACAATAGTATGACACAAGACGTGTGTGCCGTTGGAATATCAGCAGGAATACAGACTTTTGGAATTGGAGTATCTGGTGGAAAACATTTCATTGACAAAAATTGTGAACGACTTAAATTAGCTCGAATTCTAAATGACTTTGGTATGAAAGGTGCAGCAGTTGCAATCTTGTGCCAAGATGAAAGAGTATTTGAAAGTATGATACAAGCTTCTAATTTTGTT